GGCGTCTTCAAGTCGCAGGGAATTCACGGATGCGAGCCGTTTGAGGTTGACCCATCCCTCTATACCCGGTTTGCCTTTGTCGATCCCGGCAGCCACCACTGCGGTACAGTCCTGGTGGCCGTCGATCCGGACGAGCAATTTGTTTTCGTCTATGACTCGTTCGACTTAGCGGACGCTACGGGAGCCAGTTGGTCCGCTGCAATCAAGGAACGGGAACGAGGCTACAAGTTTGAAGCCTTCGTTATCGACTCCCGAGCGGGCGTGCAACGACCGTTCAACATGGACGTGACGGTCGCTACGAACCTTTGGGAAAAACTCATGGCAGGGGGCGTGAAGCCTCGCATGACCGATTCGGTCAAGGGGTTGGGTGGATTCTTCGCGGGCAACGCCAACGTCGCCGCTCGGGAACGATGTCTGCTGGACATGATGCGGGTGCGGGATGCGGGGCCGTTTGCAGGCACGGCACGGCTTCAGATGCTTCGTGGACAAAATCCCACTCTGGAACGCCAAATTGTGCGGGCGTACTACTCCTCACCGGACAAGCGGGCAACGAAACATCTGATGGAGGATTTGCTTGACTGCCTTGAGTATTCCGCTGCCTTTAATCCGTACTACCGTCTGCCCGAGAAGTCCGATCCCACGGTGTCTTCGGACGCTCAGTACGACGACCGCGTGAGTCTCGCATGGAAACGAAAACAACAGCCCAGCAAACATAGCCGAAATCGTGTATTTGTTGAAGTCGCCTAACCCATCCAGAAGGAAAACGAATGAGTACCGACACCGCATCCGACACCGCATCCAACCATGAAATGGAATTGACTGAGAACATCCGGAAACCCGGAGACAAGAACGTACCTCCCTATACGCCCCCTTCGGTTGATGTCGGAGACACCGTACTGATCTTCACGGATTTTCGTCCGGACGGTCCCGATAATCCAGGGACGGTTGCTACCGTATCGCGTGTTTCCGGTCGGAAGCTCGATGCCTTCAGTGTTGGTGCAAAATTCATGTACCAAGGGCTGCACCATCGCAGAGACCCCATTCACTCGATACGACGGCATACCATCAAGGAGGCTCATGGCGTTTGGGACCTGGGACCTCAATCCCGGCGGGTTCTCAAGATCGAAAAGGAGATTGACGCACTGAAGGTTCAAATGCTTAACCTCCCTGGCAGCGGAGACCTCTCGCCCGAAGTTCTTCCGGCCCGACGTGGCCCCGGCCGCCCTAAGAACCCAGTCGTAATGACTGAGATCGACCGATTCAAGGAAACGATTGCCAAGCAAGTGGGAACTGAATGAGTTTTCTGCAATCCATCGTCGAACTCTGGACGACCCAGATCAAACTGGCAAAGAAGGCCCGTGCCAAGCAGTGGGAGAAAGTCGCCCGCAAATGCGAGCGGTACGCCAAACTCGGGTCCCCCCAAATCTTTCTGGATACTGACGACGATGCGCAGGAAGACTTGCCTTTTCCAGATCCACGCCAGAAGAAACACCGGCCAAACATCTTGAAGTTTGGCGAGTGGGTGCGGATGTTTCTGCCGTGGGTAATGAGCCGTGTACCCAACCGGCTCGTCTCGCCCCGCAATCTGGCACTGCCGCCGGGATTGGCCGCTTATTTCGGCCAGCCATTGCAAGACCCCGTGAAGATCGTAACGGCCGCCCTTCTCACTCACACAGAGAACTACACGGCCTCCGATGCAGTATTCGACTTGCGGGGGGAATCTCGCATGGCGGCACAAGACGCCTTGCTGACGGGGCGAGGCGTGTTGTGGCACGAGGTTATCGACACCCCCGACGGCGAGATGCCGGGGGCATTTTACGACTCTGTGTGGAACCTACTGCTGGACGGATCGGCCGACCATTACCGACACGCCAACTACGCCGTCCGGATTCGACATCGGCGAACGTGGGAAATCGCCAAGGACTTTGGCATTCCTCGGGAAAAACTCAGGTCGATCATCAAGACCATGCCTGGCTCCGGAACGAATCAGGTATGGGACGAAGAGCCGACCGGCGAAGGCCATGCCGACTGGGCAGCAGAGCAAGAGGGCGATAGCCTCTACTACTACGAAGTCTACAGTCGGTGCGGACTCGGAACCCGATTGGCAATGAGTCTCGACGAAGTAGATAAGGCTCAACTCATCCTGGACGAAGCCGGCGATCACGTTTGGTTGGTTCTGATTCCCGGTCTAGGGTATCCGGCCAATCTGCCGCCCGAGGCATTGGAGACGGAAAGCCTTACCCAACTCACTGAGCGGTTGCGGTGGCCAATTGAACTCTTCGGCGATTACTCTGACCCGTGGCCGTTTTCGATTCTGGACTACTACCACCGCAACCTCTGGCCGAAGCCACCCCTTGAAGATGCCATTCCACTTCAAGGGTTCATGGACTTCCTCTACTCGTTCCTCATGTCCAAGGTTCGAGTAACAGGTCGTCAACTGCACTTTGTCTGGGCTGGATTGGAGGAGGAGGTTCGGAAGGCATTCACCAAGGGATGGGATGACATTGTGGTCCCGACCCAGCAGCGGATGCAAGACCTGAAAAATGCGATCTACACGCACGAATTTGGACAGGTCAATACAGACCTTTGGAAGATTCTGGCGGCTGCCGAGTCGGCCTTTGAGCGTTCGACCGGGATGCAGGAATTGATGTATGGCGGTGAGATGAGCCGGCAGATGCGTTCTGCCGAGGAGGCCGCCAACCGCCAGGCCAACATGCTCATTCGTCCCCAAGACCTTGCGGAGTGCAGCGAGGCATGGCAGGGGAAGGTGGCCCGCAAGGATGGGGCGGCACAGCGGCTCATCTTGCGCGAAGGAGTTTGCCGAATTGTGGGTGAACTCTCCCCGGATGAAGCTCAGGGCATCATGGGTCCGATGACCCAGCATTGGCTGGAGAAGATTGCCACCGACGACGCCTACATTGCAGCCAGCGAATACGAGTACACAGTTGAAGCGGGAAGCGGGCGGCGTAAAAATCGGGCCAAACAACTTCAAGACATCCAGGATTCGGCCCAGATGGTCTTGCCGCTTCTCTGGCAAGAGTATCAGGCGACCGGCGATCCGACCCGTGTGAATGCCTGGTTCTACGAATGGCAGATTGCACGGGAAGCCGATCCGTCCGCCTTTGTTTTCCCGCCGTTACAAGTGCAGCAACCGATGCCCGGTCAGATTCCTCCCGAAGGCGAGCAACCGCCAACCGAAGGCCAACAGGCACCACCTCAAGAAGCACTGCCGCCACAGCAACAGGTTCCCGTATGAGTCCCGAACTGAAAGAAAAAGTGCAGGTCCACCTGAAGCGACTGAGGAATCTCTGCATTCCCTGGGTGGTCTTGAATAACACCGCCTTTCGTCGCATTGCCAACAACGACGGACTGGACAACGACAACCGGACTCGCAAGCGGCTCTATGCCGACGCACGACGACGGGGAATCAGCACGTCGGGCAAGCGATACTTCGGTGGACTGGCGGAGTATCCCGGCGATGCTCGGGCTCTCATGTCCGACACTGAGGACATTCGGAAGTTTGCGGAGAAACGGCCGGGTATGACAGTCACAGGTTCGGTGAATGCACATGGTCCGGAACTTCCACCTGTCGAACACAAGAACTTCGTCGCCAACGACATCGTGGAGCAAGAGACAAACCGGGTGATTGAGAACGAAAAACTCACGCTATCCCCGAAGGAACGGCGCGAACTGAAACAGAAAACGCGAGAGCGTATCACACCTCCCGCAGACGGATTATAAAAATGGCCGCCCCAAAGATCCTCACCTACCGCGATGCTGTTGACTGGCTGTTTGATTACTGCCGGCCGGATCGTGGATCGGCTCCACGTCAGCAACTTCTCCGGGCAATCCAGTCGGCATACTCGGAAGTAGCATCCGTTCATCCGTGGGGGACTCTGTTGCGGCATGGACGATTGATGCTGAAGAAGCCGTATGACACGGGGACAATCGCCTACGACTACACGGGTGGAACCTACGAACGGCAACTGACCCTGACTACTGGAACCTGGCCCTCATGGGCAGTAGACGCCACGGTGCGAATTGACGACATCGAATACGACGTGGCGACCCGAGAATCGGACAGCGTGCTCACGCTCGACACGCAACTCTGCCCCGATGCCGACATTGCGGCCGGCACAGCCTACTCGATCTATAAGCGGTACTACGTCCTGCCCACCGACTTCGACCGTTTCTATGGTCCCTGGACTGAGGAAACGTGGTTCAAGGCCGTCCAGGTGCATCCTAGCGACTGGATGGCGATGGGACGATTCAGCAGCCAGACGGGCACGCCCGCCCGCTACTGCATCATGGCAATGGAGGGAATGTACGGGACCTTGATGTTGGGTATCGACCCTGTAGCAGACGCCGATCAGACCCTCGACATCATGTACTGGCGGAAGCCTCGGGAAATCCGTTACAGCGGATACTGGGGGGCGGCAGACGACAACCCCGGTCTGATTACCGTCACCGCCGGATCGGCCAGTGTCTCAGGTGCCACCACGGACTTTGAATTAGGACACGTCGGGACGATTCTTCGCATTGGATACGATGGGACGAACACCCCGACCGGCAGGGACGGACTGTACCCGTTTGCCGAGGAACGGGCGATTCACGCATGGACCAGCACGTCGGCAATCGAACTGGACGCCGTTGTCGTGAAGGCCCGTACTTCCGTCAAGTACAGCATCTCCGATCCGATTGACCTGGACCCGAGCCTCCACGAAGCGTTCTTATACTGCTGTGCCAAGCATACCGCCTTTCACGCCGCACACACCGACGCCGACCAGGCAGCCGCCGTGTACAAGGAAGCCCTCGACCGTGCCCGAGCGGCAGACTGCCGGAGTCTCCAGTCTCAGGTAGCCGGTGGTCCGTCCGGTCAAGTCAGTCGTCTTTCAGACGCCACCATAACCGACTCAGCAGACGTGGACCCCTAGCCATGCCAGAGAACAGCCCAGTTGCCAGAATGAAGAAGGCGAT